AGGTGCCCTCATAGCGGCGTTGCCTACCATAGTCAAGGTCTTGGTCACCGCCCTACCAATTCTCATTAAAGCCTTTGTACAGCTATTCTTGGCTTTCCTACAGGCTCTGCCGCAGATAATAAAGATTGTCTCAGAGGCATTGCCCACAATCATAGATGCTATAGTGGTAGGCTTAACCGCGCCGGAGGCGTTGCAAGCTATCATTCTTGGCGCAGTACAGCTATTCTTGGCTCTGGTCCAAGCAATTCCAATCATCATACCTGCCATAGTTAAAGCAATCCCCACTATTATTAAAAACGTCATTGCAACGCTCACTAGCCCCACATTTATTAGGGCTATGATTAATGCCGGTGTGCAGTTGCTCAAAGGTTTCATTTCTGGCATGGTCAGCATGGTTGGCTCTGTAGCAAAAGCCGCGTGGGATATTATAAAAACCATTAAAGAAGTCCTAGGCTGGGAAAACCTAAAGCGCATAGGTACAGATGTGGTTAAAGGCTTATGGCAGGGTGTTGAGGATATGGGTGGTTGGCTCAAAGACAAAATTATAAACTTTGTCAAAGACAAAATACCCGGTCCTATTCGCGAGGCTCTAGGCATTAACTCGCCATCAAAGGTTGCTGCAGCACTTGGTATGCAAGTGCCACGCGGTCTAGCTCAGGGCATAGAGGCTACCAGCGACCTAGTTGCCAAAGCAGCCGATAATATGGCATCCAAAGCTCTAGCAGGCATAGGCAGCCCCTTAGTAGATGCATCTGTAGCATTCGGTGGTGGTGATGGTGTTAGCAATGGCGGCGCAGGTGTCAGCAACAACACCCAAAACCAGAGTGTGAACATCCAAAAAGTTGTACTTGGTGACGAAAGTGCCGTTAAAGAATTCTTTAGGCAGCTCAACCGCGATACAATCTATGTAGATATGGGTATGACACCAAACCAAGGGGCAGCGGCATGAATGGCGATTTAAGCTATAACAGTAATGATTTGCAGACCTACACCCCAACAGCCGGTGTGGGTATTATTACCAATTCTATTGAGCATACCAGTTTGCCTGATAAGCTCATGGCGCTTTATGCGATGGCTGACGCTGACGGTAGCTCAATACCGGCTATTAACTACCCAAGCAAAAAAGTAACCATCGGTGGGATTATAAAGGGCAGCAGTCAGGCTGACCTAGACAGCCGCATTGATACATTCAAGGGCTATTTCATCGGCAAAGACGAAAACCTTGACATTACCTATGGCTCAAGCACCCGGCGCTATGTAGCTACTGCAAACGCAGTCTCGGTGGTCCGGCAACAAAGAGCCTTATTTGCTACATTTCAGATTGAGTTTCTATGTACCAACCCATTTGGGCTTGATACAAGCGCAACAAACCTATGGACAGCCAAGAGTAACTTTACAGGGGCTACATTCACCGAGACACCTACAGTTGGCGGCAATGCGCCATTCCAACTACCAGTAATCACCATAACGATTGATGCGCTCACCGGCGCAGGTGATTATGTGCAGATTTCTAACGATAACAATAATCAAGAAATGCTTATTTATGGGCTAGGATTATTGGCTGGCGATGTAATTATAATTGATTGTGTAGAGCGTACTGTAACGGTAAACGGCAATGAAGTTGATTATTACGGTACATTCCTAGAGCTTGAACCGGGCGCAAACTCAATTACTTATACTGATGGCTTTACAACTCGCACTGTGGATGTGACAGCTACCTATGTCAAAAGGTGGTTGTAGGCAATGGAGCAAAATTACACTACTACTAAAACCGCTGGTAACGGTACAAATATACCAATAGGCGGAGGCATAAGCTGGACGAATGTAGATCTACTTGTTGAAATAACTGTCTACTGGCACATTAGTCTTGAGAATGTACCAACTGATGTGCCTACTCGCGTTGACTATAAAGTATTTTCACGCGATGGCAGCTACCTCGGCTTGCTGCCCAAGGTGACTAGCAAACTTGCTTTTGCTCAAGACATAAATAGCGCTGGCACATCAATGCAAATTACTTGCGGCAAATTCGTAAAAAATGAGGTGACAGTAGAGCCGCTACTAACCGAGGGTGGAGACATCATTACCACCGAGGATGACCTGCCAATTCTGACTACCAACACTGAATTATTAGTTACCACAGGTGACTCATTAGAAAACGCTATATTTAAAAACTCAAACCGGGTGCAAGCATGGTTGTATAACAGGTACTACCCTAATGGCAAACTGATGTTCAGCGGTCAAGTCAACCGGGTAGAATTCAAATATGGTGGCTCTGACCCCATCGTTAAGCTAACTGTCTACAGTGACGGCTTGGACTTGAATAACTTTATTGCTCGCGGATTTCCATTCAACTATACCAGCGATGTAAGCCAACTAGCCTCTGTAAATGCTGTTGTAGTATCATCTATATTTGCTGGTTGGGAGCGATACGGTCAAACTTTTCTGACTGGTCCAGCAGTTACAAATGTCGGTCAAATAAGAATACGACTATTGGGCAGCGCTACTGTTACAGTTACCCTCTATGACTCGCCGGGTGGAAATGTCTTAGGCTCAGTAAGCAAGCAGGTTAGTGTAGGCAGCGCCACAAACTTTGATTTTGCCTTTGCAAATCTCATAGATGTAAGCCCTAGCACCACATACTTTTTTACTGTATCTGTAGCCACAGGGCAAAGCATAAATCTATATCGCTCAAATGCTGACCCTTATGCCAATGGACAAATGTATCACTCAAGTTATTCTGGTGGCTCTGGCGGTGGGGTCTACTTTGCAGTACCCGGCTCTGATGTATATTTTGTAACTTATTACGGCACACCTACTACTACCACTACATTTACAAGTGATGACCCGGTAACTGAAATGATGAGCAGCATCTTAGAGGATTACAATGCTCGCGGTGGTCTTATAACTGAGCGTGATTTTGAGGCAACCGGCTTATCACTTACTTATACATTCGTGGTTGCAACGGTGCTAGATGCCCTTAAAAAGATTTTGGAGCTTTCCCCAACAGGCTTTTATTCATATATTGATTTAGGTAGTGCAGAAATAGATATTAAAGAAATGTCTACCGGCGCTGATTATACTGTGGTCCGAGGGCGGCACATTAATGAGCTAAACCTAGCCCTGACGATTGAACAGATTAAGAATTACTTGCTACTGTCCGGCGGAGATACCGGCGGTGGTGTAAACCTATACCGAGACTATGCTGATAACGAAAGTGTCAGCAATTACGGCATTCGTACTGCAACACAATCAGACAACCGTATAACTGTTGCCGCCACCGCAGACGCTATTGGCACTAGCTTTATTGAGGAAAACGCAGATGAGGTCCAAGAGACTACTTTGATTGTTAAAGATGAAAATGTAGACATTACCCAATTCATACCGGGCAAAACTATTGGTTTTAGAAACTTTGGTAATTTCATTGATGATATGGTGCTACAGATTGTACGGCGCGAGCCTAACTTTAGTGATGGTATAGCTGTACTTACTTTAGGGCGCTTGCCGGTCCGAATGAATGACGAGGTGCAGCGCCTTACTAGAGGGCTAACAAACGAGCAGACTATTGCTAACCCATCAGCCCCAAGTTAGGGTATAATAAACATAAAGGAAATCTATGCCAAAGATTAGCGCACTACCACCAGCAGGAACACTAGCAGATGACGATGAAACACCGTTTAATGACGATAGTGTTACAACTACAAAAAAATTCACGCTTGCCGGGCTACTGACTTGGTTGCAGTCAAAAACTAGCTGGATAACCACAGCTATGATAACTAATGGTCAGGTGACACCTGATAAACTTGACCTTGACCCATCAGAGGCTACTGTAGCTACATCACAGACTAGGACAGCGACTACTTATGGTGACTTGGCTACCGTTGGTCCGGCAGTAACTGTAACTGTGGGGGCTAATGGGATTGTGCTACTCCATTTACAAGCCGTAACCAATAACAGTGCCAATACCGGATTTATGGGGTTTGTAGCCAGTGGCGCAAACACTATAGCCGCTGCCGATGCAAAGACTATTAGGAATACAGCTACAGTTGATGTTAGTGCAGCCAAACTCTTTATACTAACAGGTCTTACACCCGGAGTTACTACCTTTACAGCGAAATACAAAGTGAGTGGTGGTACAGGCACTTGGTACGATAGGTTCATTGCTGCTATACCGCTATGATATACATACCTTTCACACATAAATATAATGATGTAAAGGGTGAATACATCAAAATGGTCAGCGACACTGATTACCCAGACTGGCTAAATCAAATGTTTCAAAAAGGCGAGCCATTTATAATTGTAGAACATGATGTACACCCAACGCCTGCACAACTAAAAGAGCTTACGGACTGCCCTGAGCAATGGTGTGCTTACGGTTATGATACACAAGACAATTTTTCACACCCCACTGCCTCTGTATACTTTGGCTGCATAAAGTTTGGCGCGGAGCTAATAGCCAAGACTAAGAATGTGTGGCAGACTATGGAAAACAAGACTTGGGATTTGGTAGATGTTCATTTCCACCCAATAGCTAGACAATTTTTCACACCCCACCAACATTATCCAGCGGTGGTACACTCTAAAGAATAAGGCGGTAAGTAATGGATGCTGGTTTACCTAGAGTACAAAAATGGAATAAAACAGAGTGGGCTTTAGCTCGCAAGCGTGCCATCCATAGCAAAGACCCTGTGTGTGCTATTTGTCACACCTACATTGATATTGAAGCCCCGGCGTTTTCACCGTTGGCGGTAGAGGTAGACCACATTGTACCTAGAGCGCGTGGCGGCTCGCTTTATGAGCTAGATAACTTACAACTCACGCACAGTCGTTGCAATCGCAAAAAGGGCGCTAGGATGGCTGAGGATTATGTAGGGCATGAGGTCATCAACCCTGTGCCACTATCAAACGCTTGGTAAATTGAAAGTGTTATAATTAGAGTATGATTGCGCCAGCAAAAACAGCCGTAACAACACCTTTTGGCTGGGTTAAAGACTACCCTTTAAATAAAGGCAGCTATCCCGGTTACGGAAATGCACCAACTAGCAGGCATGGTTTTCATACAGGTGTAGACTTTTCGCATTCCCCGGACAACAAAATATACATGCCCGAAACAGGTGTGGTCCAACTCTTTAACTGGAATGGCACAGACTACAACGGAAATCATATTATTGTTCAGGTTGGCAACAGGCGGCATTTCCTTGGTCACATTAAGAATAACGGCTTTTTAGTAAAGAATGGCACTACTGTCAAGATAGGAACACCTATAGCCATCATGGGTGATACCGGCTATGCAGATGGCGTACACCTGCATTGGGGATTAAGAGTAGACGGTAAAATTGTAAATGGGTTAAACTATGTAAAGGAGACACCAATTATGCTTACAGAAAAACAAATTATAGACCTTTTCCGGTTAGCTTTTAATAAAGAGCCGACAGCCAACCAGATTAAGAATTATTTGACCGATGGTTGGCTACCTCTTGCCATGAATGTAGCTGGAACACTCCGTAACTCGCTTGTGGCTGAGTCAGCAAAGGTGACCTCTGCAGCAAAGCGCATCAAAGAACTAGAGGCAGCGCTGGCAACACCAGCCACCGAGCTAAAGCCCGGCAAGTATGTGGTAAAATAGTAGTGTATTTAATGGGGGATTATCATGGATATTTCGCAATATGTTTTATTGGCAGCAGTAATCGCAGGGGTGACAGAGTTTCTTAACCGCCTCCGGGCTAAAGATTTATGGACAGCGCTTACAGTTGGCACAGCCGCCGGTATTGGCGCATTGTTTGGTGTATTTGGTGTTGAGGGTTTAACGCTAGTTACAGGGCTTGCCGCCGGGTTTGGCACATCAGGTAGCTTGTCAGCTCTTGGTATTATTGGTAAGCGCAGCACGCCAGCACCTAGCGGCGTTGTAGGGGCTAAATAATATGTTTTGGTATATTGTAGTCTGGATGGTATTTGGCGGTCTAGCTGGATGGGTAGCATCACTACTTGTGGGCAAAGACTCACAGCTAGGACTTGTGGGTAACATAGTAGTAGGTATTGTCGGTGCATTCATTGGCGGCTTTTTATTTCCTAACGATGCAGACACATTTGATTTTGGTAGCTTTGTAGCGGCTGTAGTAGGTGCAGTGATACTGCTTGTATTAGTCAGCTTAGTTACGCGCAACAACCCACGACCAAGGATATAGAACCAAAAAGAGCGCCCTCGCACAGCGCTCTTTTTTATTGGTCAGTTTTTATTTTGTAACTGAATACATTTATAGTACAAGAGCAGGCTTTAATTGGTCAAGGTCTCTGCTACCTTTCATTTCATTACAGTATTTGCAGGCAGGTTTTAAGTTTTTCTGAGCAAACCGCTTACTGGCATCGCGCGTGCGGCTAACAACATGGTCCAAAGTCAGGTGCGCCAAATCAATGCGCCCCGGACACCAAGGGTGAATACGCAAATAACACATCCAATACTTACCCTCTATTGGCGGTGGGTTTTTCCTAATCCAAGTTGCGCGAGTCACAAACCATTGCTTGGTCGTTTTGCCTACCTTAGAGATAGGTGACCGCTTGAGCTGTTTGAGCGCTCGCTTGGGGTTTTGAAAACATGCGTAGCTGAAATGCCCCATCATCCCACAATGTTTGCAGGGCTTTTTCGGTGTTCGGTCCAAGCGTATTACCTCCAATCTGAATACTTATATTGTACAGTAGTCCTTATGTTATAATTGCAACACTATCAACCAAAAATCGCATACGGGTACTACCCGGTCAATAAAGGAGGAGGCGAATTATGGGCAAGCAGGAGTTTGAGGTTAAAGTTTATGTTGAAAAACTAGCTAATCTAGTACACAACACTAAGAACCCTCGCTACATAAAATCAAAAAAACATAAGGAGCTGGTCAAATCGCTGCAAGACTTTCCTGAAATGAAAGACATTAGGGAAATCGTAGTTGATGAGAACCTGCTTATTCTAGCCGGTGACAAGCGTTGCTATGCACTAGAGGAATTGCAGTATGAAGAAGTCCGGGTAAAACAGGTTTTAGGTCTCAGTGAGGCTAAAAAGCGTGAGTTTATCATTAAAGACAATGCCCACAGCGGTGATTGGGATAGCGATATTCTAGCCAATGAATGGTCACCAGAGGAGCTGGATAATTGGGGCGCGGACTTTAAATTTACAACCAGCGGCGATGATGACAAAGGGGATAAAGAAGATTACAAAGCTCATGAGGTAACATGCCCAAACTGTGGGCATCACTTTGAGCTGTCTGAGTCACCAACCGAATAGGCTTACCCCACCATGCCAAAACAGCACAAGGCGAGTGATAAGCCCACCCCTATAAAAGAGGTGCTAAAAAAAAAGAAACTACCTGCTAAGAAAAAGGTGGTTAAGAAGTCCGCGCCTAAATTTACCCAAGCTATGTTTGAAAAGCATTTTTATTCACGCTCAGTAGATGAATTTAAAGCCTTGTGTGAAATCTATGTAGAGCAACAACTTAAAATTAAGATTATCAAACAGCCAGATTATGACCATTGGCTAAATTACTTTAAGAGCTTTCCGGCTAGTCACATTCGCATACTGGTAAAAATAGGGCAAGACATGTTGGATGCTGAGGCTTACAGTGCATTACGCATGTGGCATGACATCATCAGCAACCCACAGCGCATAGCCAAAATTCACCAATCAGCGCTTAGTGGTCCAAAAGGCAAAGATGGTCAGGGCATTGTAGCTATGGCGCTCAAGAATGACCGCATGGGTGTATTACAAGCCACGCGTGATAAGTTAGCCGAAAAACTAGAAAAGGGCGCTGGGGCGCGAGATACAGCAGCCTTAGCGCGTGAATTGACCGAGGTTATGACAGCCATAAGTGATTACGAAAAGCGCATTGGTCCTAAAAAAGAAACTGTGCTTGGTCAGTTGTTAGCTGGTATGCCGGGCGCTCAGGTCAGAGGTCCAGCCGCCAAGAAGCGACCAAGCAAAGGCGGCGGCGGCACTCGCAAGACTAGCTATGCATCAAGAGTAACAATACAGGATGTAGAGGGTCAGGATGGTTGAGAAAAAACGCTATGGCAATCAAAAGCCGCGCATAGACATTTATAAAGATGGTGACATCTGGCTTGCTGATAAAACCGTTAGGCTGCTTGAGCATTACGGTATTAAGCTACTACCTTGGCAAAAATCAATCCTCTATAGGTGGATGGCGGTAGAGCAAGACAGTGATGGTATTTGGAAATGGGTAAACCCAGAAGCCGGGCTACTTGTACCGCGCCAAAACGGTAAGTCTGAGCTGCTGCTTGCTCGCATTGTCGGTGGGATGATATTCATGGCTGAGGCGTTGATTTACACAGCCCACTCAGACAAAACCGTAGACGAAATCAAGCGCCGCGTGCTTAGGTTTTTCTATGATGCCGAGGAGGAAATCCGCGACATGCTGACAGACGAATTTGATAAAGAGCCAAAGAGCCTAGACTATGTTGAGTTACGCAACCGAGGGCGCTGTGTATTTCGTACTAGGACGCGCACTGGCGGCTTGGGTACTACCAATGACACCCTATTACTTGATGAGGACCAAGAGGAAACTGACGCACAGCAGGAGGCTCTATTGCCTACAATCTCAGCCGGTAAAAGTCAGAACCAGCAAGTTATTAGGGCAGGCACACCGCCAAGCGGCGGCAGCAGCGGTGTAGTGTTTATGCGCGTGCGTAAAGCGGTGCTAGACGGCAAAGATACTGATACCTGTTGGCAAGAGTGGTCAGTTGAAACAATTACAGACCCAAGTGATGAGGATGCTTGGTATGCGACCAACCCAAGCCTTGGTTATTTCCTAATGGTCGCAGCGGTCAAGTCAGAGTCAAAGAAGATGGCAGTGGACAGCTTTAATAAAATGCGCCTTGGCTGGATTGCAGGCGTGGAAAACATGCGTGCTATTTCTGATGAAATGTGGTCACCACTCGCAGTGACAAAGGTAGAGCTACCAGAAAACCCAATGCTTGTTTACGCTATTAAGTTTGCCCCGGATGGCAGCGCTGTATCGGTAGCAGTTGGCGTAATTATGCCCGATGGCAAGGTTCATGTTGAATTAGTTGAGCGCAAACCCATGAGCGCCGGTACAAGTTGGATAGTGATGTTTCTGATGGAGAATAACCGATGGCGCAAAGCCAATAAAATTATCATTGACGGCGCGGCAGGCACACAGTTGCTTGTAGAGGAGTTAGTACGCACCGAGCGCAAGCTGAGTAAGCGAATACTGACACCGAATGCTAAAGAGGCAGGCGCAGCATACGCGGCATTCCATACTGCCATTGAAATGAAACTGCTAACTCACTTTAACCAACCGGCTTTAAATGTCTCAATCCGCACAGTTAAGCGCCGGTCCATAGGTAAGGATGGCATGTATGGTTACGCCAGTATGAACCCGGACATTCAGAGTGACCCCACAGAGGCAGCCGCTTTTGCTTACTATGGTGCTATCCGGTTCAAAAAAGAGAAAACTACAGGTGGTAGCGGTCAATCCATAATGGTATAGTGTGACCTATGCTGATGGGTCGTAAGACAGCCCTGAAAGCTAGAACTCCAATTCGCCATTAAAACCCCACGCGATGCTGTGGGGTTTTTGGTTTGTTATACTAATGCTTATGGAAAAAGAGCCAGACACTACCAATGTGGTTTACCTAGATGAGTACCCTGAGCTTGTAGAAAAACTAAGGTTGCAGCGGTTGGCTAGACCGGCTGTAAGCGCCGCGCTGCATGAAATGACCCAAATATACCAGTTGGCGCGACCAGAACTGCCAGACGGCGCTGCATGAGCAGGGGGCAATACAAATCAGTCAATAAAGGTATACCAGCATTAGTGTGTATACCTACTGGCAAAAAACTAAGCATAGCTGGTAAAAATTATACGGTCCTGAAACTTATGTACGACCTAAAGGCTGAGTACATGCCATTTGCAATGCTCAAGCCGTAAGCGCTAAGGGTGTATAATTTTACTATGACAGAGAAACATAAACGGTTTGACTTTGACCAATTTGATAGTCTTATTGCAGAGGCGCTTAGTGAGGGTGATGTTTCTGAGGCACAGTTAGCTTTATGGGGCGCAGCTAAAGTTGTTACAGAAGCGGATGTTACGATTGAGGGGTCACCGGATATTATTATTTATGACCCTAATCAAAACACCTTATGGGATTAATTAAATACACCCGGCTGTGGATATTTCGTATTAAAAATTGGCATTACTACAAGCTAGACCGCCAGCTAGAGGGCTTTATGAAGCGCGAGCTGCAGCGTGATAACATCCGCGAAAAACTGAAAAAGCTCATGGACAAGCGCTAGTAAATATAAACAAACTCACTAGCGCTGGCGGTCCGGCTTGACTGTACGCCAAACCCTTTGTAATTCATTTCAGAGATATTAATAGACCCATCTTTATTGACACTTTCAACATAGACAACATGCCCCAGCGAGCCGCGAGTAGTAGTACCCACAGCCCCGGCTCTTGGTGTTGAGCCAACAGCCATCCCCATAGCTTGCGCCCGGCTGTACCAACTGTGTGCATCCCCTAGACCATTAGGCAGCGATGCGCCCCGGCGGTTTTTAACATACCAAGTACAGTAACCATAGTCATAAGTATTACCGCCGCCATAGTCACGCAGAGGCACTACACCAGCCGTTTTAGCAGGCAGACTTACTGCAGCCGGTATTTTGCGTGATAGCTGCTCAGACGGCTCAGGAATGGTAATCTTATCACCAACATGTATTAGGTCCGGGTGCTTGAGATTGGTGTTTTTAGCCCAAAGCCGCTGCCATTCCACATTATATTTAGTACCAATCTTGGTTAAGTTGTCACCGGCTACAACTAAATAAACCACCGGCTTAGGTGGTTCGGGTTGCTCTACAGGCTTGGCAGGTATAAGGATTAGTACCTCGTTTTGGCTCTGCACACCAAGGTTGAATATATCAAGCTGGCTTTTATCGGGCAGTGGTTGTGCTTTTACTGTTGCAGGTAGTGCCAAGAATGATACGACCAGCAAGAGTGTAAGTATGCGTTTCATAGTGTTGAGCTGTCAGGGTAGGTCAGTGGTCAAGCTCGTTTTTGTCCTCATTAAATAGACCATAAGAGCATAGCATGGTTAGGCTAAAGCATGTCAAGTCTTGACGATTGACAAAAAAGGGTAGTTGTGCTAAAGTAGTATCGTTATGAACAAAATAAAAAGTAAGTATTATCGTTACCAACCCGGCGAATTCCTGCCAATTTATATTGATGGTAAATTAGCCAACCGTTGGGCATTTCATTTATACAAGCTCAAGCAAGCATTACCTCTGTAGTGCCGGCGCTTTTACATACTATATAGATATGTTTCTTTAAAACATTTTTACATACTATATAGAAACTGGCTTATGCACATTGATGTACACAAGTGGATAAACGACATTTGCAATTAAAAATTGGTTGGTGGTATATTTAAGCCCTAGACTAAATGAATTGGAGGGTAAAAAAATTATGTCTTACAGTCTTAACGACCAGCGAAAACAAACAATGCTGCTCAGGATAGGTGACGCTGCAGCCCTGATAGATGACCAGCGGTTTTTACCGTTTTACCGAAGTATACAAATCAAATTGGAGCGCATGAATAAAGCCAGTGAATGGGGCAGAATGGTTGCTACCGCGCTCACAAAGGAAAATCCCAGCCGCTACTTTGCTAAAATATGTAAGATGGTTAAAGACGGTACTTATAAATTTGTTGGGGCAGTCAAAGAGGTTGCCGGTGAGCTTAAATTGTATGTGCATGACAAGCTCATTAGGTTTGGATTTGGCAAATACCACAAGTATTGGGTGCGGAAAGCTCAGGAATTTATAAGCATGAATGGGCAGGCAGGCTTTGTAGACCTGCTTGAATACGCCGAGCGTAAAGGTATATCACAAAAGTACATGGCAACGGCACTCAAAAACGGCAAGCCACCAACTAAGTATTACCGCGAAAATGTGATTGGCAGTGCGAATGCGTAAGACATTGCTTTGGGTGCTATTTATTGTGGCGGCGGTACTATATAGCCTTTTGGTGTATTGCTGGTGGCAAGAGGGCAACAATCGCCAAATTGAGCCGCCAGTCCAGTATAGTAATTGATATATGGATGACCGCATACCTTGCGGCTCACATGAAGATGGCGAATTTGATTACACTTGTGATGACTGTGCGCTGCCCCATGATGAGCCAGATTACGAAAACGAAAGCCTTGACAAACTCTAGGTAGTTTTATTACACTAGGGTGGTAAATGTGGAATTGGAGGGATTAAACACATGGGTCTATTTAGCAATAAAAACAAGGTGGCTTTGCCGCCGCAAGAAATCAGTCATCAGGATGTTGTAGACTACCTGACAGCTCTAAGCCGCCAAGAATATGACAAAATCATTAAGGCAATAAACATCTACCGTAAAGCTGATAAAGAGGTGGCTAAAATATATCCTCTTGAAACGGTCCAAACAATCACAATGGCAGACGATTTCTTATCAGACAAAGATACTGCAGCCGGTAATTTCCTAGATGATGAGCCAGAGCCTAAGCCGAAAAAGGCAACCAAGCCACTTAAAAAGGTCAAAGGTGAAAATTAAGATGGCTCAACTTGTTGGTAAAGTCTGGCGTAAAAACGCAGAAGTAATAACCATATTCAGAGTAGACGGTAAATACTACCCAGCTACCGGCGAAAATGCCGAGCTGTTTGAAACCTACCTGCATACTGGTGATGAGTTTTATCTGCAAGGATTAACAAACGAGTTGGAGGTTGAGTAATGAGTAGGCTGACACATGAGGCAAAAGTTGCGGCTGCAAAACGATTAAAAATAGAGTCTGGGTCACATAAGCCGCTTTTTGAAACTTCGGCTTGGGAGCGCCGTAAAGCTCTTATTGCCCGAAAGCACCGCAGCCGCAATGAGCGCGAACATGCCAGAGCAGTTAAGAAAAAGGCAGATAAAGAACAGGCGGAGGCAAAGCTATGACTTGGTGGCAAATCATAATCATAATCTTTTTTGCAACCATGTGTGCAATGGTCCTAATTGATAAATGGGATGGCAAACTATGAGCAAGACTAAGTTAGTGTTAGCAAGCATAGCCTTAGTGTTAGTTGTAGCTGCCGTAAGCACCGTATTGCCTGCCCAAATGCACCCACAGACTGTGATTGCACAACAGCCCAATAACGAATGCCCGGCTGATACAGCAAAGGGTGCTTACCACATCCGGGGTTATGACAAACAAACCGGCGCGGCAATTTGTGGCTTTACCTATTTCAATGAATGCCCATACTTTGCCGGGGCAGAAGCCGGTACACCTGAATGCGAAAAAGGCAAGCCCACCAAAGAACAGCTAGAACCTTGGAAACCTAATACAGCGCAACCACAGGCGGCGCAGACCGGAGGCAAGTAGTGCTTGGGCTATTCAAATGGATTTGGGAAAAGGCTGAGGCTCATGGTGAGCAAAGAGTGCTAGACCGGCTCTATGGCTTACGGTCCTACCACATCCAACAGGCTGAGATTATTTACTTAAAAGAGCGCCATGACCCGGACAGCCTTAAAATGGCTGATGACGATATACGCAAGTTTATACAGCCTAGAATGTCACCAAATGAACACAGCGCCGTAGCAAACGAATTGGGTAGGCTGCTCACTGACATTGAAAGGCAAAGGGAGTTTAAAAATGGCTGATGATATACCCGGCATAAAGCACATCACTATGACCTGCCTAATTGATAAATGCGACCATGAGGCATTTGTACAGGCAGTGGTTGTTAGAGAGCCTGACCTACAGAAAAAGATTGATGACCG